AAAAATGCTTTTGGTGAGATTAGTGCTAGACCCGACGGTATGCTGGGTATCGTAGCAGATGCAGTCCATTCTCGTCAGTATAATGACAGGTCTATCAATAGAGCAGTGATGGCTGCTCACACAACTGGCCCTATGGCTGGTCAGTTTATGACAGCAGGCGACGAAGAAACGGATGCCTATGGAAACCCTGTCGCATCTAGCCGTGGACTAACAGGCGTGGATATTGGTTTTTCTATGCAGTTTGGCAGTGGTGTTGGTTCGGGGGGTATTACCCGTCGGGCTGGAACCGGAGTTTACACGGGCAACATGAGAGGTCTTGACAACTCTACTCTTAAAAACATGGAAGCTATTCAAAGGGGTTTTGTCCCCAGCACCTTCGGCGGAACCTTTGGTTTTGACTACACTGGTAAGGATGCGGTTCGGTTCGAGGATGCGGGATACTCTAACGACCTTGGTAACGGCGGTCGCTATACAAACAGCGGCAGCTACATGGACGGTTACGGTAGAACTTCCGCATATGGTAGAGCCAGCGACCTAGAAGCCCTTGCTTCAACCAACGGAATAACTGTAGACCAAGCTAGAAGTGTTTTAGATAAGGCTCGTAGTGGTAAGGGTACTGTTGCCCAAAACATCCAGAGTATAAAGAGTGAAAAGGCAGCGGCGGAAGCAGCTAAAAGGGCAGAGGAACGGGCAGCTAAAAGGGCAGCAGAGAAAGCAGCACAAGATAGAGCCGATAGAGAAAGCTTTAACCAATCTTTTGGAGATGATGGCGGTTCTGGCGGTTTTTCAGAAAGTGATTCAGGGCAGATTAGTGATGCTTTTGGTGGTGGAGACGCTCGCGGTGGTAGAATTGAACATGGTCGCCCTCAAAACTTGTCTACAGAGAATAATAGGCAGAACTATGCCTTCGGAACTCCACCAGCAGGGGTACAAGCCTCACAGAGCGGTTTTATCGACGCTCCGCCATCTCAGGTCACTGAAGGTGCTAAAGTCGCTGACAATCGCCCTGACAGCGTTCCAGAGGGTACCTACATAATAAATGCTGCTGCCGTTGAGTTCGCGGGAGAGCAAGACATCCGTAAAATGATTATGGATGCCCAGAAGGAAGCGGTTCGCCGGGGTCTTTCTACAGACAATTTTGAACGGCATTCAAACCTCGTTGATATTGCAGTGTCTAGCGGTGAAGTCAAGATTGCACCGCACCTAGTAGATATCATTGGCGAGGACCGCCTAGAAAAGATTAATAAGCGAGGCATTCGGAAAACCGAACAGCGCATCGAAGAGAACGGGCAGCAGCCTGTCGGGGCCGCAGAGGGGGGCTTCATTGATAGAAAAAAGTTCGCAGCGGGTGATAGGGTCACCCTATATCGCGGCGAACCCCTAGACCCGTCGAAGGTAGTTGCAACCGACTACGGTTACGGTAAAGAGGATGTGGGTAAATTTCACACGCCAGATGTTAAACGGGCAGGTAGATTTGCTGCGGGTGCCGGAAAAGGCAATCAGGTAATTAAAAGCCGCAAGGTTACAATTGACCAACTGTTCGAGGGCGTGGAAGAGGCTTGGAAAACTCAAGGAAAAAAGAAGACTGAGTATTTTGCAAAAATGCCCAAGTCTGAACTAAATAAAAATCTGCGCTTTGTAAGAGAACTTAAAAGAGCATATTTAGCTGGGGAACGTTCTCTGGATGACATGGCAATGTTTCTTCAGGAACAGGTCTTTCACGACGATAAATCCAAGATTAATTTTATTGAAACATTAAAGAACGACCCTAAATCTGCCGGGAAGTTAGCGGGACGAGCCATTGCTAAAGTAGCAACAGTAGCCACCCCGCCTCTAGCAGTCTTAGCAAGTGCTGCAGAAATGCTCACCCCGTCTTCGCTAGGCAAGGGAACAATGTATGACGACTCTTTTATGAATTACGAATTTACTCCTAGTAAGTAAAGAATCCGCTGGCTACCCACGAGTTCGTGGCCCCAGCACAACCGGAGCGGCTACCCACAGCCATGTGGCCCCGCAAGTGAGGTGAATAAAATGGCAAAAGCAAGAGGCCACCGTGCCAACAAAGCAAACGACTCTTTCGGAACCGTCAACAATGAAAGTCTCTATCGTGGAAAGTACCGCGATGAAGTCTACAAAGACGAAGAAGATGAGGCGGTTGCAGAAGCCCAAGAAGATGCTGACCCCGTAGAAAAAGAAGCGGCCACTCAGCAAAACGAAGCGGGCGATAGTTTCGTGGAACAGAAGAAGGAAGCTTCGGACGACCACGACTACAAAAAACGGTATGATGACTTGAAGCGTCATTACGACGACAAGGTGAACGAGTTCAAGGGTGAAATCGAAAGCCTTCGCAAGACAATGACAGACCGTGCGGCGGAAATGCCACGAGGCGTAACTCCACCGCGAACAATGGAAGAACTGGAAGAGTTCAAGGAACGCTACCCAGATGTCTTCGAAGTTGTTCAGACGGTTTCAAGTATGCAAACCGAAACACAGGTTGCAAAACTCCGTGAAGAACTAGGTTCGATTAAGGAACGGGAACAAGCCCTAGAGAAGAAAAACGCCTACGAGCAGCTTCTCAGATTGCACCCCGACTTTAATGAAATCAAAACGGACCAGCAGTTTCTTTCATGGCTAGAAGAGCAGCCAGCTTCAATTGCAGAAGGTATCTACAAAAATAGTACCGATGTAAAATGGGCAGCACGGGTCATAGACCTCTACAAAGCCGACACAGGCTTAACGACTACAAAGAAGAAAACCAAGTCTGCATCTGCTGCAGAAGCCGTAACAAAAACCCCTGCACGGGAAGTTAAGGCTGAAAGCACAGACGGTAAACGGGTTTGGAAAGCTTCACAAATCGCCAAGATGAAACCGCACGAGTTCGAAAAGCTGGAAAGCGAATTGGACGCGGCACGGTCTGAAGGGCGAATCGACTTCAACTCTTAATACTTAAACCTCAAAATGGAAGGAAAAGCAAATGGCTTTTAATTCGGCATCAGGTTACAATAACCTGCCTTCCGGTAACTTTACACCGGAAATCTTTAGCCAAAAAGTCCTCAAGTTTTTTCGTCGCGCTTCGGTTGCTGAAGACATCACGAATACTGATTACGCTGGCGAAATTGAGAACTTTGGCGATACAGTACGTATCATTAAAGAACCTACAATCACAGTAAGCAGCTACTCACGTGGCTCTGTGGTTAACCCACAAGACTTGGCTGACGACCAGACAACTATGGTTGTTGACCAAGCAAACGCATTTGCGTTCAAAATTGATGACATCGAAGAGCGTCAGTCTCATGTTAACTTTGAGGCACTGGCTACTTCTTCAGGTGCATACTCTTTGAAGCGCAAGTACGACTTCAACGTTCTGCAAGCAATTGCTGACGGTGCTGGCCTTGCCGGTGCTGACGACGCATCACTTGCTGGTGGTTTGTTGAACACCAACACTGCTTTGGGTACTGCTGGTACACCAATTGCAGTTCACACTGCTCCAGACAACGCTGTCAACCTGATGCTAGAAATGGCAAAAGAACTTGACGAGCAGTCTGTTCCAGAAGAGAACCGTTGGTTTGTTGCTTCTCCTGCTTTCTACGCCAAGCTGTTCTCAGCCGGTGCAAAGTTTGCAGAAGTACAGGTAACCGGCGACGGCACTTCACCACTGCGTAACGGTCTTGTAATGCAGGGTCAGATTGCTGGCTTCAACTGCTACAAGTCAACTGCTCTAGTAGCAGGCGGCACAGATGCAATTAGCATCACTGGTGTTACTTCTGCTGCAGGTGAATCTGTTTGCTTGGCTGGTCACATGTCAGCCGTTGCAACTGCATCTCACATTGCAAAAACCGAAGTAGTTCGGTCAACTGAAACCTTCTCCGACATCGTTCGTGGTCTTCATGTGTTTGGACGTAAAGTCCTTCGCCCAGAAGCACTCGTTCGCGGTGTTGTAGATACTGTTGCTTAATAGGGAGATTTACGAATGGCTACTTATTCAGTTACAGATAACGGTGTTGCTGTTTCAGCGGGTGCAAAGCCCTACATGCAGGAAGTTGTACTCGACTTCTCAACAACCAATCTAGGTATCAACGAAGATATCGACGCTCTGCAGATTCCAGCCAATACTCTGGTTCTGTGTGTCGGTATTGAGCTTGTAACTGCAAGTTCTAATGCTGGTACGATTGATGTTGGTGACGG